CATTTTTTGCAACGGAAATTCCGTCTTCATTTCATTCCATAAAATTGCAGCCATATCGTCAGCTTTAGTCTTTCCTATTGAAGTCCACACTTCCCATCCTGATCCACCGCCGGCGTTTGCATGAATACTTATAAGAAAACATTTATTATTTGACTTCTGATAAATGTCATTAGCACGTCTTACTCTTTCACTTAAAGGAATATCGTTTTCTTCAGGAACAAGAATATAGTTTTTTATTCTATCCAAATCAAGCTGTTTTGCAATTCTTCTTACAATATCTCTATTGAATTCATATTCAAATAATTGTGTTCCATCCTGCCATTTTGGAGAACGCTTTCCAGGAGTATCTATTCCATGTCCTCCGTCTAACATGACAGTAACGTTTTTATTAGTATTATCAGACATATCATTATTATTAATACTTTCTTGTTTTGCTTGTTTTTTAAAAATATTTATACACATTTTATTCTGATTTTGGAGCTAAGATATAATTCCATTCTCCGTTATTATAAATCTTTGCCGTTATAGTTCCATCTTCCTCTATACATATCCAAATATCATTCTTGTTTTGAGGTTCTTTTGATGAAAACCATGCATTAGTTCTTCTACTACTTGTCATATCAATTATTATTTGTAGATTTAGCTTTTATTTTTTGGATATTGTTTTTTTCCCTATCATTCTCTATCGTATGTTGAAGCTTCTGATTTTCCAACTTCATCTTTTCGTCAAACTATCTCATTTTCTCCATCAATTCCTCTTTATTTGAAGTTTCTTGAATACCGTCATTGTCATTGCTATTCATATATTGCAAATCTATTTTTGATTGAGCTTGAATATTTGCAATTGCCAATCTTGTATCATTATCTCTCTGATTTAGCATATCTTCGAATTGCATCTTCATTTGTTCCTGTTCAGCCTTTGCCTGCATTTCCTATTGTTGTGACTGCTGTTGCATCTGCTGAGCCTGTTCATTTCTCTGCATAATCTCCTGCTCACTCTATTCAATCATCCTTATCTTTTCAGAGAATGAACATGTTTGGAATATCTTCATTGCAGTTGAGAAATTTATCATTTGATTTTGTAATCCGGCTTGAACAAGCATATCAAGTTTCTAAAGTTGTTCTGTAACATCTTCAGAATCATCCATTACAATACCATAATCACACTGACAGAATTTTTCTCCATCAACTTCTATGGTTTTTCTTGCCAGATCAGATGTTATATATTGGAACTTCATGTTCTGTTTGTTACATGCAATCTGCGCTGTTTCAATAAAACATTCCAACACTCTCTTCTTTACATCATCATGTATTGCAAACAACCATTCTGTTATATGTGAAGATTGTAATGTAGCCCTTTCAACACCTCCTACAGTTTCTCTATTTGAAATCTGGCCTTCACGCTGTTTTGTAATACCGACAACTTCAGACATTTCAGTTTTAACATACTCCAGAAGATTTATCAATTGCTGAATATAGTTTCCGGTATTTGCAGCAATTATCTTCTGCGTATTGTTATTCATCGCTCCTGCAAGTTTTCCTGTAGCAGCACCTTTGTTTCCTTCATTAAATGAATCTTGAACATACAAATGATTTACTTTTGCGTAGTATAACCATTTTTCAACATCCCAGCTCTTAGGAACTTGTGCTGTATCAAATACCAACATACTTCCCCAGTCAGAAGAAATAGCCTTGTTCAATCTGTCTTTCAGAACATCATAGAAGTAATTGTACGGTTTCATCATATCGACAAGGCTGTATGGCTTCTACCCATCAAATGAATAAATCTGACCTATTATTCCGAAGTGACATAATGAAGGATTGTTTATTCTATTGTACTATACAGGTCTAGGTCCCATCTGAACATATATGTCCTTACCTATTTTTGTACCTTCCCATGCTTCATTAATCCAGAAAATCTATTCTGTTTCTCCGGCATCAAAGTTTGTTATATATTCATCTGTGTGGAATTCATATACAGACTGATTTGTCTAACCGTCAAACTTTGTTATCTATTTTATCTTCCTTCTTGATTTCCAATACATCCTTACAACTCTTATGTTGCCAAAGTCATCATAAGGTGCTGTTGGGTCCATTGATTCTCCATATGTATTGAATGGATCAAAATCAAACTAAAGGTCATCATTGAATGAATATACAGACGGATACATGAATGTATCATCATGTTCATCCATTTCTGTCGTTCCATTCTCGCTTGTATGATATTGTTCCTGAAGCTTCTTCGATACTTTAGCAAAATCCCTGTCACTGAAGAATGTATCGAATATCTTTCCTGGAGACCAATATTGTGTCACAACTATAACATCAGCGTCTTCTATTTTGTTTGAATATCCAGACATGTATGTTTGTACTTCAAATGGATTAAGTTTTTCAAGAGTCGGTTCTCCGTGAACTATATCACATTGGTATATTTCTTCTGCAAGTTTCAAACCGTCATAAAATCCATAGTTGAAAGTCTGTCTGAAATTCTATTCCTTTTTATAGTGGTTTATTACTTCATTTGCCCAAATTTCACGATTATCCTGATATTCATATTTGTAATATCTGTCAATCTCTTGAAGTTTTTTCATGAATTGATCTTCACTAAGAGAAACATCTTGTACAGCATTCTTCAAATCTTGAAATATCATATCCTTTTTCTGCTTCTCCATTTCAGAGATTGCATTAGGATTTGTGACAATAGCATGATAGTTGAACGGTCTTCTTCTCTCTTCTCCGACAAGAATGTTCAACTTACTGTTTATCAATGGATAATGTTGTATTTTATCAGGTATGTATCCAGCTTCAATTCCATCTGGATTTAAAATCATCTGCAAATCATCCATATGAAGCTTTCCCAATGTGAGATCATTATTTATCCTCTTATGACGCATGGTCTGACGCACGGCTTCTGCGTGTCTCACACTGTAATTGGTTGCCCAGTCCAGATGTTTCTTCCTCCAGCTAAGGTTTTTCTATTTTCTATTTATCTGCTACTCGGGAAACGAGTTATATCCATACTTCATATCAAATATATATCTTTCAACTTGCAAAATTAGTAATAAATCGTTAATATATTATATATAGTTAATTATATTTTAATGTATAATATATACAATTTATTAAATCCAATCATTTTTATTTAAATTCCTTCTGAATTTGGCATCGTAGTTTCTTGTGAAATAGTCATCATTCGCCTTATCGTTAGCATCATATACTTCCTGTTGTGATTGAATATCACCACCATACAGTATAATCATACTCTGCCTGTATATCATAAGTATACCGAAACTTCTTATGCGGTCAACGTTTATTACAGGATTATAAAATGCACACTCTTGAAGGAATGCCCTGTTTTTAAGTAAATATAGATTGGGGATTTGAACTTGCTATATAACTCCATCAACTTCTCTGTCTACTGTTGTAATCTTCATAAGCCAGTCTTTTGTAAGTTCGTTTCCCATGTTTATAATAGGAACAGTCGCGCGTATTCCATATTTTGCATTTCCTATACCACGAACCTTTACAATCTGTTTGTCATAAAGGAATTCAGGCGTCTCAAGAAGCAGATGTATGCATTTCATTTCAGTAAAATATTGGAATAATCCCATGATATTGTTTTCATATCCGACTTTTGCATTATAGAATAATGCCGCAAGTCTTGTTTTCTCATACGCTATCTTGGCCGACATCGGACGTCCTGTATATTCTCCTACAACCCTGTCAGTAAACAAATCGAATATGAACATCGAATACAATGATGTTGTTGTAGATTCATCCTTGTCATAAGGGTCAACAGATATTATATATCTTCCACTTTGAACTTCACCATTTACCTTTTGTGGCATTTCATACAATTCTACAGCACCTTCCTTGTCATCAGTCTTCTCGTCTAATGGGAATGTTCTTATTGGCTGTTTCTATGTAGGAACAAATATAACCTTACCGTCTTTGTCAATAGCAAAGTCACCGGTAAACACATCATCATATGCCGATGAATCTGAATCAAGCTAGTTTAATCTCTCATTAATCTATGTTACTGGGAAGAAATTATCCTTCACTTTCATTATGGCCTCTTGTGGTGTAATTGGATTTTGTGCAATCATTGTTGTTATTGAATTGATATCTGAAGAATTGTATTTCTTCACATATCTCTCCATAAGAATTTCAACAAGAGCTTTTGTAACATCAGATACACCGTCTTTGTTATAACATCCTGCACGGTTCATATATGCAGGAAAGAAAAATGCAAACTTATCTTTTCCAAGACCTTGTTTGTCATATACGTTTTTAACATCTAAAATATTATAACCTAATGGATTATATAACAATTCTTTAGCAGATGCAAAATCACTTTCTGCCTCACCACTTGTGCCATATGCAAAGATAATCCCCCAAGTCTTCTTACCATCAGACACGCATGGTTTTATCAAATCCCACATGCTTCTGAGACCTGGAAATTTACCCATTTCCTCAATTATATACAGCACGCCTCTTGATCCGATAAGTTTTGAGGAATCGCTATTTGATGTTATTCCTATAACAGAATTCTGACTTCCTTTTCTAACTCCTGTTGCAGTATCTTTATACCCGCTTTCCCACATCAAACTTTGAAAACTGTCTGTCAATCTCCTTCTTGGAAACTGTGTATATTCTGCAGTAAAATCTATATAATACTTGAACATATCCAATATTTGGTTTGCTCCATGAAGATACTTTTCCAGCGATGCTGTTACAACATTCTGTACTTTTTCCTTAACATATTCATCTTCTCCAAGGTTAAATCTTTTTGCAAGCAATGCAGCACCTAAATATGATTTACCACGCCCACGACTTGCCAGTTCTGCTGCAAATTTTCCCAATTCTCTTGCCTTGTTTATATAATGTGTCACAAGATACTGTCCTTCCCACATTCTTGGCATGTCAATAACCCTTCGTACTCTTACAGCATCTCCTTCAATCTGTTGTATAGGACAATAGTTGAGATAATAATACATATCTCCAGACACCCACTCTCCATCAGATTCACGTATATATCCATACCAACATCTTTTTATCTCCTCTCTAATCCATTTTCCAAATTCTGAATTAGGATTATTGTTTGGTCTTAAATCTGTAAGTCTTCCTGTCTGTTGAAAATGTAATGCTGTTGGTCTGAAATAGTCAGCATCTTCAATTATATGTGGGTTTTCAAGGTCTATGATTATTTTACCGGAATCATCTTTCGGCATGTCTTTTGCAAATCTTCTATCTGTTGATACAAGATTTTTGATGTATGGAACATTGTTTATAAAATCATAGAACTATTCCTGCACTTCTTCCGGTAACTGTGATATTTTCAGTTCTTCAATTGAAGACTGGTATTTGTTAAACATCAAATCCATAATCACATATTAATTCCATCATCAAACAATGATTTTTCATAACCTCCACGAATCTTACCAGACTCTTCAATTTCTTTAATAACAGCTTTTTCTGCTTCAGAAAGTTCTTTCACGACTTGAGGAACCTGTTTTGAAGCTTGCATTATTGTAGACAAGGTATAAATCGGTTTACCTTTATCGTCTCTTTCATCAAGATTAATTTCGTCAAGATGTTTTGAAACCTTGTCTATAAGCCGTCTCATTGACTGAAGAAGATTGTAGCTTGCCGTAACTATCCTTTGTTTATAGTGTTCAATGCATTTCTGCAAATCATTGTCGATCTTGAATCCTTTTGGAAGACCTTCCTGTGTAATGATTTCATTAAGCCGTTCATCGTCATCCACGATATAGGCATAAGTGCTTCTCGGATCTGCATAGTGGTATATAAA